TTCCGATCTACTGGTAGCGCCGCCACTGGTAGCGCCGCCACTAGCATCGCCACCCTCACCTGCTCCACCAGCTGGACCGAATTCTGGGGGTAATTCACCCTTAGGACCGTCTCCAGAAGGCAGTGCACTGGAACTTCTACCACCCGAAGGTCCACCGGAATCACCAATATCTGACAATGCTTGATCCATATTAGCTAATTGATCTCTCCAATTAGGGCCTTGTGTTCTGATTTGATCCAATTCCCAAGTTAATGCAGCATCTTGTTTTAACCATTCTCTATTCTCTGCAATTTGTGCATCATCCATCTTTAAGAAATAACGTTGACCATAAGTTTTTGCCATCATTTCGTTTTGTGACATATTATTAAAGTTATTCCACATCAATTCCCAAACTTGTTGATCACGAACAACTTGGAAATTAGATGGTGCTGCAAATTCTATTTGTATTTCGTATTCATTAATTTTTAATTTATCCCATAAACCGCGTAATTTTAAATGAGCAATAAAGGTATTTTTAAGACCATTAGCAAATTGTCGTTGAATTCTCATTATAAATCGAGAAAAACGCAATTCTTCGCGCGTAATTTCTGCTCCGTCTTTAAAAGTATCAGCTGGATCCAATCGGGTTTGAGGAACTTTCAATGATTTATATAATTTCTTTTGAAAATACATTAAATCGTCCAACTGACCTAAATTTTGTCCAGTTGGTATCGACTCTACTTTTGTACCATCATTACTAGAACGTTTTGCAAACCAATAATTGTCCAATGTACTTTGTGGATCATATATATTTGTAACACGACCATTTGAAAAACTACGTTTACTACTATATGACTGCATTGCTCTTTTTAAAATAGCCTCAGCTTTAGGAGGTGAAGCGTTTCCTACGTCAATATAAAAAGCCAATCTTTCTGGTGCGCGAACTAATCTGTAAATTACAATACTATCCTCAATTAAACTTAATTGTTTATATGCTCTACGTGAATTTTCAATGTATGGTAAACGAATAGTTGCATCTTCATTCCATATTCCTGAATGAATATATGTGACTTGATTGGCATCTAATGTTATTAATTCTTCTGTTTCTTTAGCCATCGCAGTTCTTTTAGGATTTAACTTTGGCTTACGCAATAAATAACCCTTAATTATCTGATTTTGAACTGTATCATATATGGGGTTTATTAATTCTGTTGGAATAGGAACAACACCAACTATACCTGCATCTTTATGATTACTATGAACTAAATTTTCATAAAATAACTCACCTTCAATAAGGAATCTTCTAAATTGTGCCCAACCCTTATCTGGTAAATCAAATATATTTATAAAATTGCGCCATTCGTCTTTAATTGATTCACGAACACTATTGTCATATCGACCTTTTAATGTAAATTCAACGATATCTCCTTGTTTATTTTCTGTAATACATTCATCACATATTTCATCAATTGCATCAGATAATTCAGCATATGCAGCCATTCTACGATAATCTTGAATTCGACGGATTTTATCTGCGTCTAAGTCCGCGTACATATATTGGTGATATGCTTTATCCAATATATTACCACCCATAAATGTATCATCTTGCTTTTGCAATAATGATAATCTTTGTATCTTGTTTTCCCTACGTTCAGATATATCATGAAATATGTCAAATTTGGGATTTTTTTCTCTTGCATTATCAATAACTCCATATGCATATGGTAGTTTTGATAACAAACTATTCATAAATCTATTTGTACCCTGTGTACTTCTGCCCATATCTGGGCCTAATCCGTCAGCCATATATAATACTCCTAAATTTATTTACCCTATTATGGTGCGGTGTCAATGACAGATATGCCGTTTTCATAAGGAAATCTAAAGCTTGTAATAGTAGGGGCTATACTGCTCGTATCCTTTATTAATTGACCATATCCCGCATCATTTGTTAATATAATATCCATTTTGCCCGTAGATAATGGTGGGGGTATAGTAAATTGTAATGCGGTTCTATCCATAACCCGCCATGAACTTGTCGGAATCATTATACCAGAAAATGGTAAAAATGATCCACTTACCAGTGTACTACTAATACCAGATACTGGAAAATATTCAGATACATTATTAAACATTCCCTCAGTACCGCTTACATATACACTCGACACATAATCCATCATGCTACCTATAACAGTTATTGTTGCCGGTCTGTTTACAGATATTGCATATGGGGCAACTGATTGAATAAAGGGGCGACCCGATACATATAAGGTTTCTGAATTTATACCAGGCTGTTCCATAGATTTCATTAATTGATAGTTATCATAAAGATGTTTAACTGCGGTAAAATTATGTTCAATTCTATAAATAGGACGAACAATATTTTCGGAATTCTTAAACAACCATCCTTTAACGGTAAAAGAAGTATCCGCATTAAACCGTAATGGTGTGGATTTTTCTAATTCTTCCGGATATTCCATAGTAATATCCTCATTCCACATAACCGCGCTTCGAATTTCAAGGGTTTTCCCTGTAATAGGGTCTGGCCAAGGCCAACTAATTATTACATATGGATCAGTATATGGAACAAAATTGGTTATAATTTGATCCATATCTATCTGATACCTAGTCATAATAGATACTTTAAATGTTATATCTACCGGAACCGGTTGTAATAAATGAAAAGCATATTTTTCGGGCGCCAATGCATTAACATAGTGTCCTTCATGCTTATTAAAAACCCTTTCTTTATCGCGCTTAATTCCTCCCATACAAACAGCAATTAAGGGTAAGGTTATGTGCTCTTGTTTATTTATTAAATCATGAAGAACTCGTTGTTTATGACCCCATAATAAAGGAATTTTAATTTTATCTTGTACTTCTCTATTCGCATTAAATCTTTTTATAACAATTTCGTTTAAAAAGTCTTCAAATTGAGCTATTATATTTCTTACTTCCCAGTGGAATGTTTGTTTACGTGGCATATTATAATACTTTCTCAGTATTATTTAGTCCAGTAAACAAATATTAATGTATTCTGTCTTTAAAGAACTTGGGCAATTTTATCCAATTTTCTTTTAATACCCTTAATATTTGCCCATCTAATATAAAAGTATCGGAATGATCATTTGAATGTCTAGTACATCGTCCACACGATTGTATAAGTGTTGTTAGCATTTTATTTTTATACCATACTTTGTCTTTATCAAACAAGGTTTTAATCCTTTTTGACCCTAAAGGTGGATATGGTAATTTTACTACTATTTGAAATCTTCCCAATTCATCTGGTAAATCTGTTCCATATGCTAAACTTGGAGACACTAATACTGTAGGATCTTTTCGATTTTTATGAATTTCTAATAATTTTTCATTATTAATGCCCGCTTCTCTATATATAAACCTTCGGTCTCCTCTAAAAAATTGTCTAAGATATTCATTAATTTTAAAATTATGTGTGTGTATTACACCTTTACTATCTTTATAATGTTCTACTATTTTCTTTATTTGATTTGCTATATGAGGTAAGTTTTTATCTATTTTATTATATCCTAAATCATATTTTGCTGCGCTACAATATATAGGAGATTTCTCATGATCAAATACACTTCCTAATTCTATATAAGCATAATCATCAATGCCTAATTGCTTTGCTAGATGCGCGGGATCTATAATCACCGCTGCCATTAAAATTACATGCCGGGCACGGTCAAATAACATATGCGCTAAATTGTTAACATGTAACGGAACAAACGAAACATCATCACCTGTATGTTCTATTATTATCTGTGATTTAAACCAATTACTTAATAATAAACGTATTTTATTGCTTAATTCATTAAGATATCTGTATCTTTTTAATTCTTTATTAAATTTCTTCGTTCTTTTATTTCTTTTAAGTAATACGTCTTTCTCCAATTGAATTACAATGTATGTAAGATCTTCATTTAACTTAGTGAGCCATTTCATTCCGTCTTTAGGATCTTCACTAAGTAATTTATTTATAGTATTAACCCCCATGGCGGTCATTAATTGTTTATAGTTTATTTCTACTGAAAAATGACCAACTAATTCGTCTTCTAATTCAGATGCCTCATCACAAATTAAAAATTCAGTTTGCATAACGTGATCAGGTAAATGTAATGCCATACTATAATTCATTACAGAAAACTTACTTATAAGAGCTTTATTTCGTGCATTATAATAAGGACAACCGCCCTTTGAATCGCATTCTTGCTTTTCTGTTGAACAAAATGCCATATCACATGTTAACGTGGGCTCTATGATACATTCATAATTGTTTTTTCCTTTTAATATTGCTACATTATCACCAAATAATTCTTTATATTGATCCTGCAATGCTTTAGTTACCGTTAATACACAGCCTCTATGATATCCAGCAGCCACTGCTTTAGAATCATGTATATACCCTTTATGTCCATCTCGTTGAAAAATAGTTTGATCATCCACCATATCAATGAAACGTTTAGGAGGACTTTTACAACTTAATGATACAGATGCTGCAATATGACTTTTTCCACTACCAGTAGGGGCACAAAGAATAATAAACTTTTTATTAGCTCGAATTGCCTCTTCTATTTCGTTTATTGCATCTACTTGTATGGCGCGAGGAACACCAGGAAAATTAGCTATTAAATTCATAATGATATTGTATATTACCTTTAAGATAATGTCAAGTTAAAATACCATATCATTTGTGGTTTTAGGGGTTTCTATAATAATTTCAGATTGATCTAAATCAACAAGGTTTTTAACACACTTACAAGGGGAATAAATTTGAAGTGTTGTATTATAACCAATATACCCTCTTCCGTAACATTTTTTGCAATTATCTGGCGGAGCCTTTATTAGTTTAAGTTGATATCTATCTAAATTTTTTGTCATTGACTCTGGTAATCTATATTTTATTCCAGACAATAAACACATGTACCAATTCTTTTTCATTTTTCTATATAATCTATAATATCATCATTTTTATGAATTGCAACAACACCTTTATCAATTTTGGTTGCACCATTATTTGTTAAAGAATATAAAGTACTTGCAATTTTAAATTTATCTGTTCCCTTTTTTGTAGAACTTACATAAGCTATTACATCTAAAACATATTCATGTGTTATCCATTCCGACAATGATTCTATAAATTGATTATATTCCTTTAAAAGTGTTTTACCCTTATCATTTAGGTCACTGTTACCGCTATTATCCTCTAATTCGTTGGTATTAAATTGTCTATTTAATTCTGTTAATTCTTCAAATTTCATAATACTAAATCCATTTCTATTATTATTTCATTGTTATAAAATTTTGTTTTTTTAGCAGGTGTTATTTTACGTAATTTTTCGTATAATCCTGGATTATTTTTCCCTAAACTACTTATTTTATAGTCAAACAATATATTATTTGAATCAATAAAATTTGACTCAAACGGTATTGGCATGGAATAAATAACAATTTTTTGTTTCTTAGGTGTTATTAAATGTAAATCAATGTTAAAATTATTTTGCTTAAATAAAATAAACTTACCTCTTTTTAAAACTCTTTTACCATTATATATTGTTAAATGTCGTTGCAACATTTGTTTTAATAAATTTTCAAAAGGTGTATTAGATATATCCATATACACCTATTTATGTCAAAACTCATATTTTCCAACCCGTTTTATCATTTGTTCATGAAAACAAGTTTATTATCGGCGCTCATAGATTCTAGATATTTTGTAAAATATTGCCAAAAATTCGCCTGTTCTTCTTTGGTTTTAACCGGAATAACTGTAATAACATCCACCCATTCACAACTTACATTCCTATATTCCTGCCAAAGTATATCCCATACAGTAACCATGTTATGCTGTGCTTCTGAAACAACCGGGGGATGAGTGGGTGGTTTAAAATGTAACGCGATATGTCCTGGTGCACTATTTAAAATATTGGTTGCATTAGTACATAACATTCGACGTGTCGGTTTCCAACCAGGTTTAGGGTGTCTTCTTAGAAATTTAAGCTCTAAGACATTTTGTTTAGATAACATTTTAAGACTCGACCATGTCAATCTCATGTAATTATTTATGTGTCGTCATCTAAAACTTCTACTAATATAGTTTGAATGGTAAAACATTCTGATGAGGGCTCTTTTGGATTATCTGAAGGAGTATTAAATTCATTAGTGTAATAAATTCTACCAGTTTTTGTCGGAGAATTATAAATTTCTATCAATTGACGTTTTATACATCCTAATTGGTATTTTCCGGGTTTACGGCCTATAGATGCATTTTCAGTTATAATCCCGCAATCCTTAACTATGTATTTATATATTTGTTTTAACGTGCCTTTATACCCTTCATCCATACATATCCTATGATTTCGAGTTACGTTTTGGTTTCTTAACAATAGCGAAGATTCTTTCTTCATTTAAGAAAATCAATTTTTTACCCGAAAATGTAATCATAGGAATGCCACGATCTGAAGGAAACATAATTAAAACGCCTGGCTTGACGTTCTCAGAGCACTGTGGACCCATTTTTAATACTTTAGCTACACGCCAAAGTTTATTTGTAATTTCTTGCTTCAACCAAATACCATCACGAAGTACCTCTCCATGTTCATTCTCGTCGACATATTCAGCCATTATGATATCATGTAAGGGTGTTTCTATGTCCCAATCATTTGGTATACGTGTAGATCCTGTTTCATCCATCTTAAATGTTGGTTTAGCACCAACTCGATCTTCACGCGCAGCTTTCAATTGTTCTGTTTGCACTGCTTTAGTTGTTGCCTTATCTGCTTTTACAAAATCTGCTAATCTGCTCATATATATTATTTAATTAATTTGGTTTGTTTTGCAATATCAATATTATGATTATTTATCAATTCTTCTACTTCTCTTGTAGACATTTCATAATTATATGCCAACTGTTTAATTAATTGTATCCTTTCCGGGTTCGCCTTTTTAATTTCTTTATTCTTTTTAATATAACTTATTTTTTTAAATTTTGTTTGTGGCATAATAGTTAAAAACGCCTTATACCACATATCTTTATCATCAAATGCAAGCCATAAACGATTAAATGTTTGGTTTATTAATTTAGACATTGACGTTGAATACATACTAATCCAACGGCATAACATATAAGGTTGAAATTGTGAACTTGCATCACAATCCTGTAACAAATTACCACGTTTCTTATATAAAATATCGTTTATAAATGTAAAAATGTTTGTCATTTTGAAACTGTTATTTTTGTTGTTGCTATGAACATATCACGAGTAACCCAAGTGAAATAATTTTCAACTTCCTTTATGAATTCCATTGCAACTTCTTCACCGAAATTTGTACTGTATGCATGTTCTGGTGCTTTTGACCCGGCGTTAATATTGATTCCGGTGTGACCAATGGCGGCCCCAGGAGCCATATATGTTATGCTAACACTTGCTTTCTTTGGTTCTTGCGATCCATGTATTGCCACCATAATATCATCACCGTCTACCATTACAGCCGACGCAGCAGTTGGTATTTTATTAAGAAGATACTTAGAAAGTATATTGGCAATTCCTGAATTAAATAACCGTTGAAATGCTACAGCTCCAAAGCAATCTGTAATTAATGGTATTTCCCAACAAAAATTAATCATTTTTTCACTATAAATATAATCCTTTGCAAGAATATCTTCTGTATCAATCATACCCGCAGCTTCAACAATTGCTGGCGCAATAAAAGATACTATATCTCCACACGGAGAAGTATTCTTTCTAAAATACTTATATGCAAATCTTTGATGAATAAATGGCCCGTTATATATTGGTTGATCTGTTATAATCATTTTACTCCTAAATTATTTTATAAATCAATTCTGTCAAGTATATCTTTTAATTCAAATATTAATTCATTAATTTTATTAACGTTATCCTTTATAGAATATGCCAATGGTGCAATATTCTCTACGGGTACAGGGGTATTCTGTTCTTTGTCATCTCCGCAATTTATTGGGTTAGTAAGAATACTATTTAATTTTGTTTTCAAAACATTAAAATGTTCACCAAAATTATAAATAGATTTTGTCAATTCATCTATTTGAATTAATATGTTTTTTTTATCTCCATTTTTTACTTGTTCTTTCATATTAGTATAATTAATCATTTCATTTCTCCTTTCAAATTCACAATATTATTACTTTATTATGATGTTCTTTCGTTAATTTCATTTTTTCCCTTTAACATTTCAACTACTTTATCATATCCACCTAATTTTTCAACTTCTTCCCATGCTTCTTTCCAAATCCATGAACTAGTTTTTTCCGAATTAGTGTTCCATTGCGGATGAAATCTCAAACAACCATCATCTTCACTAATAGCCCACTCACCATATTTTCCAAAAATATGATATTTTATTTTATTTGCTTTCATAATTTACTCCTTATTTGTTTTATAACTTAATGGATCTATTTCTCCTATTGTTTTAAATGCCTTTAATCGTTTTTGGCATGCCAAACATTCGCCACAACTTAAAGTATCTCCTAAATAACAAGTATATGACTCATTATAAACATCTATAGAATATCGTTTTATAATCCTTTTTAAGGTTTGTACCTTTGTTTCGTTTATTAATGGTGTATCAATTACAATATCAAGATTTTGTCTTTCATCTTCATGATATGTCATTCTATAAAAATCATCAATAAATACATATTCTTTCCCACGTATTGGTCTGGTTAACCCACATTGTATTGCTAGTTCCATTGCCCTAAAAAATACTGAACGCCCATCTCTATAATTTTCTTTATCTTCTATGCATGAACCAACTGCAATTGTGTCACAATTGTTAACCTGTGCAACTGATGCGGCTAACATAAGAAAAATACCATTCCTCATAGGAACAGCAGTATTTTGATCGTTTGAATTTTTATTATTAATATCAATAGAATAATCGGTTAAACTACTTCCACCTATTTGTCCTAATGGAACATCTAATACTATTCTTTCAATATTGTATTTATAACAAAGTCTTTGTGCCGCCATGTTTTCCATGTTAAAATTGCGCTGGCCATAATTAAATCCTAAAGATAAAATATTTGATGCACCGTAATTCTCGATGTAATCAAGCATAACGGATAAACTATCCATGCCACCAGAATGAAGGACCATTTTTTTCATAATTTTATTCATCTTCAATAAAAACTTTAGTTAATCGATCGTAATCTTCATCTCGTTGTTTTACACTTTTATAAAAAACATTAATCGGTTCCAACCCTTTACCTGTAAGAACAGAAAGTAAAATTGACGAATAATATAATCCATCTTCATACAATGCTTCATGTTGTTGAAACAATATAAGATAACCTGTAGTAATAACAGTTTTGCGGAGATCATTTAACTTTATATTCATTTTTCCTCTTTCGTTTCTATTGGATGTTTACAATTAACTGCGAAAGAAAGCCATAGTGCTTTAGCCTATGGATGAATTTCGCAAACCTTTCATACCTATAATATAAATTATTTTTCAAAAAAAGCAAGAAAAATTTAGATGATTAATATAAATAATTACAGCTACAATGAAATCAATTAAAATCAAACTAAAGCATCAGAACCAATCTAAATTGAATAAGCTTCAATCTACTCTTTCCACTCTTCAAGAACTAACTCCTATCTATTTAAAAGATAAACTAACTCAATTAGAAACTAAAAGCTTCAAATCAGCCAAAAGTAAAGAAACTTATAAGAAATATAGAGATCTTTATCCTAATATCAATTCAGGCATACTTCAAGCCTATTTAATTAAATTAGATCAAACTGTTAAAAGCTATATTGCTTGGTGCAAAAAGAAACATAAGCTGGTTGAGTTTCCTAAAAACATTAAGACGTTTATTCCTTTAAGAAACGATCTGTTTCATTTTGAATTTAATAAAACAAGTAAGAGCTTCAATGCTTGGCTGAAGCTTCTTCGTACCTACTTTCCATTAAAACTATGCAAATATCATCTTAAAGCTCTGGCTGATTTTGAATCTATATCAGATAGCTCTATTATAGTCTATAAGAACGAATTATATCTACGCTTAGTATTTAATACTAAAGAAAAACAACTAAAAACCAATAGTACTTTAGGAATAGATATTGGAATAGTTAAGCCGATAGTCTGTTCTGATGGAAAACAATTTGGCTCTGGTAGGTATATTAAGCATAAAAAGATAGAATTTGGTAAGAAAAGAGCTAGAAATCAAAAACTTAAACTAGAAATAAGTACTAAACAGTCCAATTGGGCGAACGATTTAAATCACAAACTCTCAAGGGAGTTAATTGACTACTGTCTGCAACAAGGAATAGACGTTCTAGGCTTTGAGGCATTAAAGGGTGGTCATTTAGCGAACAAGAGATTCAGAAGGTATTCTTGGGCTTTTAAAGACTTGCTTAGCAAGGTCGCTTACAAGGCTCTAGACGCTGGACTGAAAGTCGTTGAGGTGGATCCTAAGTATACATCGCAAAGATGTCATAAGTGTGGGTCTATATCGAAAGAGAACAGGCAGACGCAAGATAGATTTCATTGTAGCAAATGTTCCTACATTGCCAATGCCGACCTAAACGCAGCTAAAAACATTCAGTATCTTTCGGTACTAAATGGCCTAAATGTGAATCTAGGCAACGGAAGCTTTAAACCGGAAGCCAGTGTGCTTTAGCCACTGGTTGTTCACATAAATTAATCCCCATGTAATTTGGAATCACTGCTAGATCTAATGGAGATTCACCTGTAACTATTAATTCAGCCACAGTTTTTGTTATGGTTTTCATACAATTTATTATATATTAGGTCAAATAATAATCAACAAAAAAAGCCCTCCGAAGAGGGCTTTGATAGATTGAACAATTATTCAATATCTATTACAATGTTTCTTTTTCGCGCTGCTGGGGTAGGTGGCAAAGTAATTGTCAATATTCCATTTTCCAATTTACTTTTAATATTATCCACGTCAACATCTTGTAATTTAAATATCTTTGACATTGAGCGATGACTTAATCCTTTTCTAATATATTCTACCCCTTCTTCTTCGGATTTACGTGATTGTTCGATATTGATACACAAATCATCTTTCTCGACTTTAACACATATTTCATTTTTGTCGACTCCAGCTACGGCAAAGACTAATTCGGTTTTAATTAAATTTCCGTCTTTATCCTTTACCGCTTTAACGTCATATGGAAATACATCTGTTGTATAAAATGAATTCCAATCTGGTTCGTCGCGAAATATTTTGCGTGGAAATGCAATATCCAGCACTGATGGAAGATCAAAAAGATCTCTATTAAGTTTAACTATTCCTGTCATATTTATTCTCCTTTCATTTTAGCAAGAATATACTATTATTTCTAATAGTCGCTTACCTAGTTTCTGGCATAAGCTGAAATGAATACACCCGTACTCACTTCTAAATATAATTTACCCTATAATTAAATAAAGGCAACGAAATTTTAATTTAATCTAATTTTATTTGGATTGTATTTATTTGAGTCGTTATAAAAAGGTGGATCATCTGGGTCTTCACCTGTTATTTTTCTTTGTATATAATTACCTGATTTGTCATAATTGCTAGCACCACCTAAAGTACTTGCAATGGCGGCTTGACTAATAATTTTAGGTGATGCCATGCTATTAAAACGGGCCACATCGCTCATGGCGCGCGCAAGTGCCGGTGAAGTTGCTGGTGTATAGCCGCGTAAAATTAAATCACTAGCAGTTGCTTGTGCTTGTTTTGCCGCGGCTCGATATTGTCCTTTTGCTCCACTAGGAGATAATATTTTAGAAACCCAATTAGTAAAAGTCTTTACAATTTCCCCAGCTACGCGATTTGCTATACTCTCGACAACATTTGGGGGCACACTATTTATACGAAGTAGTAAGATTTGGGTTTCATCAATTCCTAATTTAAACACTCTATTTGCCCATGGTATAAATTTAGGGGCTAATTTGGGTGATTTTATAATTTTAGCAAGTAATTTTGATATTGGGCCGCCAGATTTACCTAACATTGCTGCTTTATTAGCAAGAAAATATAAAGCTTTAGCGGCAGTTCCAATAATAGGTTTTCCGCTATTCATGGTTCTTGCAACCAATCCAGATGGAGAAGCAAGCCCTGGAATTGCACCAATTAACGTTAAGGTCCCCATAATAAATTTTTTACGAATAAAATATACAACAGCATGAGCCAAATTAATTAATCCTGATTGATCAAACGCACCGGCGAAATGAGTTGCTCCATGTATCCAACTCCATGCATCTTCATTTACTAATTCTTGTCTATAACCAAACAGCTCTTTAACAAAATCTTGATCTTGTGATAGTTCATATGCAATTCTAGCACTTTCTTGTAAAATTTCATCGGAAATGTTTTGTCCCTCAAAAATACATTTTACTTTAAGTTCTTCATATATTAAATTTTCTGTTATAAGCGTGTTGTTTGGTTGTATTAATAAACCATATGTAGTTTCAAATTTATTCATATATGTACTCTCTGTATTTATTTACCATATTTATTGTTAAAATGGGTAAATAATTCAAAGGTTATACATATGTTATGAATAGATTTAGAACACAATTTATTAAAATGTTAAAGGAACAAGGACCATTAACAGATTTATCCGGCGGAATACCAGCAGCTCCAGGTAATTTACCTCAAGGTGATCTTGGGGTACAAGGACCAGAACTACAAGCAAGTCTTGATGATACTCAAGCAGCCGGCGATACCCCAGATCCTATTCTAGATGGATTGCCTCAATGGCAACAAACCGCAAAAGAATTACAAGGCACCACCCTTGAATTATTAAAACAGGTAAAAATAGCAGCGGGCAAACCGGGTGCAGGTAAAATTTGGGGAAGGGCTGCAAGTTTATTAAGTGATATTGGATCTAAATTTGCAGCACTGGGAAGTGAATTTGAATCTGCGGGTGTAACATATAGTGCAACAAAAGCAGAATTGGCTAGACAAGGGCAATAATAAAAATGAGTAAATTTGATTCTCAAATAAAAAAATTTATTGATATACAATCATGCCCGGGTTCTTATTATAATATAACAGAAGCAATTCAGAATGATCTCATTGATAACAACACATGGACAGATAATGATACTATGATGTTTTTAAATGCTATAAAAAACGAAGAATGGACAGATGCTTTAAGTATTTTAATGAAAGATCCTACGGTGCCTACTATATTGTCTACTGAAAAACTTGAAAGGATAAGAATTGATACTGAAAACACAATTGCAGATTTTGCAGCAGGATTCAATAACATTAATAATACAACCAATGAAATTGGTAATAACGAAGATAACGCGGTAAATGAAAATAACGGTTCCACGGATAATAATAAATCATATAATGATTTACCCCCAAACCAAGACGAAATTCAAACTACGCTCAATAGAATTAATGATGTCGTAGGAAAAATAAAATATATGACATCAGAAAAAAATTTAATCTTTATGTTTAACAATTTAAAAAAAGCATACGAGGGCAAATATAAAGATAATATGAAAAAATTAGGTACACTTGCCGAAAAAAGTGGCTGGCAAACATGGATACAAAATATTGGAAATGCATTTAAATATGAATTAGGTGGTATTAATAAAATAAAAGAAGAACAATTCAATAAAGTAATGAATAATTATATTAATGAGAATTTAATGATAATTAATGAAAATAAATTATTAATGGTAATTTTAAAGCAGATTGGATGGGGTGCAGGTATTGCCATAATTACGGGTATTATCAATCTTATTGGTACTATGTGGATGAAATCGGCCCAAATGCCATTTAAAATTTTACTGTTAATTATTAAATATTTAAATAAATACAAACCTTTTCTTTTAAAATTATTATTCCCTGTTAATAATATGGGTGTAATGATTATAGGCCCTGATGGCGGAAAAAATATGGGGTCTGAAATAGAAAAATGGGTTGATAATATAATAGGTTTTGTTTTAGATCTAACAGACGATTTAGTAAATTTAGTCGGTGTATCAGATATGCTTAATAGCCTTAAAAGCACTGGACGAGATATATCACATAAAATATCGGGGCCTATAAACCGTGCAATTTTATCAAAAACTGGAACAGGGGATTAAAGTTAAATGAACTGGTGGGAAGAAAAATGGTTTACAACATTACCAGAAAAAATAAAACAAAATTATTATTCTGCGTATAATCATAAATTTATTAACGACAGTGATATAGACGAACTAAAAAAATTACCGCGGCAAACACACGCTGTTATACAAACTGTTCCACTAAATGCTTATTCCCAAAGTATACAAAATATGAGGAATTTAGCCGTTTATAGAAATTTTAATAGAGCTGCAGAAATACAACAAGGGAATAATGGTGAAATGGAACACGACCCATTAATGAAAGCAATGATAAATCAAATGAGCTCAGTGGGTAAAGTTGCTAAAGAAGGTGGGACTCAAGCCCAAATGGTGGGAACTGCAGCAATAAGCATGATACATTCAATGAGAAGTTTTGGAAACAGCACCGCAGAATTTGTATTTGGAACCTTTTTTGAATGCTTTAAACAAAAATATTTTAATGAGCCAATTCAAAAATATGTAAAGCCGAAAGCTAGAATATTAATAAAAGGTACATGCCGCGATTTATTCATTATGTTTGCTATTGTCAATAATATGAAAGACAACAAAATAAACTATTTAAATATAACATCCGAAGCATTTATAAATAATATAACACAAGTAATATATGATACATATAATAGCTATGCTATTGATATGGCTAAAAATTTATGGGATGTAAAGCTTCCCGATAACATATTAATAACAATAGGTAGACAAGTTACAGATACCGTATTTTCTCTTACTAAATATATTCAAAATAGTTATAATATACAAACGTATAAAATTTTGGTACCTTCAATTAAATTAATGGGTGAAAATGAATTTAATGATATCAATGTTATAATGCGCGCTATCAACAATACTATAGGTCTTGTTGGACGTAAAGAAAACAATAATGAAATATCATGTCGTTGGAAAGATGATGGTATCAAATTTATTATGACATATTTACAAGAAGCCGAACAGAAAATACGCGATGAATGTATAAATAGTATAAAGGACACACTTATGAAAACAACTCCATCCAGTAATGTTACAAATGAATCATTTCAAAAATTTATAAATAACTCTTTATTTGATAAATTAGTGATAAATTCCATCCGTTCTCAAATTGTTCTTAAAGAAAAAGATAATGTGCAGAACAACCAAAATCAAGACAATCAAAACCGGGACAATAATAATGCAGACATAATTAACACTGATCAATTCTCTGATGGGGATGACGGATACACTGAATTAAGAAATTTAAACTGGCAAGATGTTTCCCGATCTCTTTTAAAACATACAGCACCCCAGTTAATAGGTATGAATACATCTGGTAATACTGGTGTATATAATCAGCAGGCTTCCAATTCTGAACAGCGCGCTCAATTATCTAGTACTCAACAAAGTATTCTTGACCAATTGAAAAAATTGAAACCAGAAGAAATACAGACAATAATACAACATATAAATATCAAATAACATATTGTATCTTCTTATTTCTAATGTATAATAATATACATGGTAATTCCCACAGAATATATAATAGTAAAAATTAGACAACATACCAAACGACCCACAAAATTAAAGCACCGAGTTGGCGTTTATAATTTTGAATGCCCAATATGCAATGAAGGCAAAAGTGCGGGAAAAAAGAAACGCGGCTATTTTATGGCAGATGAAGGATATTTTTATTGCCATAATTGTAACCGTGGATGGACACCAATGACATGGATACAGCAAGTTTGTGGATTATCATATAAAGATATAATGACTGAAATTAATGAGTTTGGATATTCAATAGATGATATAATTGAACCCCAAACACAAATTAAAAAAGTTGACTTTGGAACTTTACCTGAAGATAGTATAAATCTATTAGACCCAAACCAGGTTAATTATTATTCACAAAATACAGCGGTGCAACAATGTTTAAAGATAATACAGCAACGTCGTTTAAATCTTGCCATCAACCGGCCTAAAACATTATGGGTATCATTAAAAGATAAAGTACATAAAAATAGATTATGTATTCCATTTTATGATGATGATAATCAAATTAGATTCTATCAAACACGAGCTGTAATGCCTGAAGATTTAAATGATAATAGACCAAAATATCTATCAAAACTTAACTCGGATAAACGGATATATGGTATTAATAATATAGATTCTAATAGGGACTATATATTCATTTTTGAAGGACCAATAGATAGTATGTTTACTGTAAACGGTGTAGCTATCTGTGGCTTACATTTAACAAATATTCAAAAACAGATATTGCAACGTTATAATCTTTATAAACAAATTTGGGTATTAGACAATCAAATAATAGATAAAGCCAGTAAAGAAAAAACAATGGAATTAATTGATAGGGGAGAAAGAGTATTTATTTGGCCCGAAAAGCTAAAAAAATATAAAGATTTTAATGATATATGTATAAATTTTGAAATTAATGAAATATCTAATAAATTTATTATAGACAATAGTTTTGAAGGTATCGAAGCAAAAACAAGATTAAAAATTAATCAACATCGTTAAAAGGACTTTTAAATTCAACATCAGCGGTTTTTTGTGCTACTCCGCGATCCTCGGGCAATATAGGAAACAAATCATTTCCAGATAGATTAGGTGATACTGTTCCTGTGAAAGCGGTGTTTAAATAATTATATCCTAATTCCATTAACAGTCTCTATTCACATTTCTTTTTAACACATTTTTTACTTCTGATTTATGTTTTCGTAAAAAGTTTTTGTGCTCTCTGCGTTGTTTTTTAATTTTTTGTTCTTGTGTCTCTTCGTTTATTTGGCCGGTATCAATTTGACGTAAATGAAAATTTAATGCCTTTATAAATTTAGCCCGGTGGTTATTAATTCCAGTATCTTCTTCTAATTGTTGTCTTTTATATTCTTCTGATACGGCAGATAAAAATTTAGGACTAAATTTAATTTGCCGCGGATAATATTCCCTTTTTACAGATTTATATACATTAAAATTTTCGCATAATTGTTTAAAATTCATAATCAGGACTCCCAATAATCATCATCCAATCCCATATCTTTGTATATATCGGTACCATAGCCTTCCGGCTCGTCGTCATCTGATGTTCGTTTCTTTTTACTTATAAAACCATATCCTTCGCCATTATCGTCACTATCATCTACAATATTACCTTCATCATCGTATTTAGGTTCGCCACCCCACATGTCTTCATCTTCATCGGGGACAGATACTTCAACGTCATCTGGAAGGTCTTCAGCACGAGCATCATCTATATTATCTAAAGGATCTTCTACTTTTTGTGAAATTGGTTCTTCAGATACATCTGTACCACCAGGAACAAATTCATCTGTAGCTGCGTCCCATGTAAGCATTTTTGTTTGTTTATATAACCCTGACATAAAATTCTTAAATTGGTTCATCTGTAATTTAGTAACTTTATATTGAGGCGAAACGCTGGTTGCAAATAATTCATTCATTTTAAGGCCGGTTGCCTGTTCTCCTGTACTAGGATTTGTTGGTAAATTATTGATCAAATATTTGATATTTAAAAGAACAGTTCTATACATATCAACTCGAGACTTATATAGTTCTTTATAATGACGTACAAAAGGTGAATCACTATCTGATATAGGAGCATCAAGCTCTGCTGGTCCTAGATTCGGATCATCTTTATATTTTTTAATGCGCATTCCTCTAACAACAGTACGTGGAATAGAAATTGAATAAAACTCATTTTCTTCTGGTGTTAACATATTCTTTGCATCTTCACGCGCTTTATCCCCTATCTCAATATAAGGATACTTATTGCGTGCTTCATTAATAACCATTTCGCATATAGAATCAAATGTTAAATTACCGATCATAATTATACCTCTTAATACAATTATTTACCGGTATTTATATCTTTTTATAGAAGAATTATATCGTTTTTTTGTGAAATAGACTTTTCTTTTATAAGATCTTTAATATCTTCTTCGACATCTGTATGAGTATCAATATTAGACAAATCAATTAATGCATCTGTTTCTGTAAAAGAATCTCCTGCAGAATTAATATATAATTTTGCTATCTCTATACGTTCTTGTGGGTTTCCAAAAATTTCTATAATAGCCGGACAATTTTCTTTTGGAAAAAATGTATCCTTACCCTTGTGCCACGTTTGAATAATCCCTTTAAACAAATTGTCAATCTCTTCTCTAAATATTGGATCAGTATCTCTTTGATCATCTGGAACAATGTTTATTGGTCGATCTTTTATAATAGGAATAAAAAATATTATGTCATATACACTAACTGTCTGCTTAACTTTCATTATGGATTGTTCAATAAACAAATCGTCTACATTTCCTATTTTCTTTATATTAAGCCAAATACTATATACTAAATTATCAAGCGGCCCCCTGTCAAAAATAACATGTGATTCGTTCTTATGTGCTTCCAACTGTTCCACAAGTATTTTTTGTATTTTGCGTTGACTTTCTACATCTCCGTCTTTATTCAATTTAATATTCTGATCCTTCGCCTCTTCTCTATAAGATCGTTTAGGGCATTTATACATCGGCCATTGCTCTAAAAAATCGTTAATAAATGTAGACTTACCTACACATGATGTTCCAGTAACTAATATTCTCATATTACATCCTTCTTTATAAAATCAATTGCTTCGTCAATATTATCTACTTTATGCGCATAGGCCAAACACCCTAATGACCACCCGGGTATATTAGGTATATCGATGCAGTCAATCATATATATTATACGCTTATTTAAATACGCCGCAACAGTTAATTCGCCCCATGTACCACTGCCACGACCAGTAGCCTTATCAATTTTAATGAAAAAATGACTACACCTCATTACATCTTGAATATCGGGTATAATAAAATTATTATATATCCATTCTTTATATGTAATTGTATCTTCTTTTTCTAAAGGACAAAATTGCGTCGACGGATTTATAACTTTACAAATACCATATAATTCCTTTTCCATCTTATTCCGCCAAGATGATGGATCTTTACTATATTCTATACTACCACTTAAATATACTGATTTATTCATAAGGTTTTGCCCACATATTTATTAGTCCATAATTTATTGAAAAAATACTTAATTCATTTTTATTACATTTATATTCAAAATCTAAATAAGCTTTAGGTTTACTTGATACCCCATAATGCTCATTAAAAATAACGTTTGCTTGAGCAGCCTGCCATGGTGCTGCACTATCACAACTTCTAATTGAAGTTAATTCTCGTTTGGAAAATGCTTTATTAATTAATTTAAGCTCAATAGGGTTATATAAACCCAATAAATGGATTTGTTTACTTTTATTATTTAATTCAATAAAATTAACAAAATGTCTTATAAAGAATAATCTAGACATCGTATAATTAAAACAATTATCCTCCAATGAATCAGCAAGTAACCTTATTTCATTAACACCCATTTGCTCCCAATAATGTGGTGTTGTTAAATAAATATCTTTCATTAATGCAGGTATTAACGTTCTGTATCCTATTCCTATTGTATTAATTCGAGGATCATTAATAAATGTATTATAACAATCAGTATATTTTATTAATGTGTCTCCTTGAGGTACAGCCATTACATTAAATCTACCCCTTAAATCCTTTTCATAATGTTCATCTAAAAATTTAATTGTTTCAGATTTTGTTATTTCTGCATCATGATATTTATCTGGCGCAATAATTTCATTTGCATTTATTTTTGTTGCAAGAGATATAAGCTCCTTGCCTTTAATCATATATCCTTCGTTTGCTGAATTATCACATAAAATATATGTATCCGGATGTTCTTTTTTTAAATCTTTATAATATTTGGAATATTTTCTATTCTTTAATAAATGCCCTAAAACCATTACAAAATTTGAATCATTTGGAAAATCGTTTAAATGTGGTATAGGTGTTATAATTGCTAATTTCATTTAACCATTCCTATCAGAATAAAATAGTTCTTGCTTGATTCTATCGTGTCCAACTCCATAGTTCATTAAATATTCAGATACATCTGTAATCATTCCCTCAATACCACAAAGATAGTATATTATATCATCTTCTATTGGTAACTGATCTAATATTTCTGTCACTCTTCCTTGATGTATATCAAGACCTTCAACATTATCCTTTGTCACTGCAAATTTTATATTAAAATTATTTTTTAGCCATTGATAATTATATAATTCATTTTTAAATCTTGCACCGTATAATATTAATTCTGGCTTATGCTTATCTTTATTAGCCTTTAATGCAGATATAAAAGGTGAAATACCTACACCAGTTGCAATAAAACAATATCTTTTATCTGTAGATCCAGGACTAAAGTAATTAAACACCTCTCCTATATCAAGTTTATCACCAGGGAGTAATTGAGCTAGTCTTCCAGATATTTTACCACCAGGAAATCTCCGGATCAATAATGTGATATAATCATCACTCGGAGATGAACAAATACTATATGGTCTATCATATATAGATATGCAGGTGCCGGGGTCAAAATATAATCCCTCTTTTGTAATATTTAATTCAAAACAATTTCTTGAATAATCTGTTTTACTTATTACTGTATGTTCCATTATACACCTGTCAATTTATTATAACAAAGAATATGCATTCTGGTACACACTCTCCAATGTTTTTTCTGAGCCATTCTCCATGCAAATTCTGTTGTTTTACTCAAATCGTTTACATTATCACAACCGGGCATTAATATAATACGATCTTCATGTATACCACAACCTTTGATATATTCTTCTATTATTGCATCTATGTCTTGTTCTAGATTAACCACAAATTTATACCAATGATTCGGGTGTGAATTAATTTGATTAATTGCATCCACATTTACTCTCATACTTTTAGCCATTCCAGAGTTAGCTAACTTAGCAGAACAATTGATTTGTTGAATATATGTTTCGTATAATTCAGGCTTAACAACTAAAGACCCGTTAGTTTCTATTTCACTGTATATATTAGAATATGGATACTTTTCACGCATGTAATCTAAAAAACTAATAATGGCGTTTGCGTTCCGCGGAATAGTGGGTTCGCCACCAGTCCAAATAATGTGGGTTCTACCATCTAATACATATGGCAATTCACCCAACTCTATAATTTTTTCTTCTACTTGTTCATTTGTATACTCTTTACCGTTTTTCCAAACAGTTTCGCTATCACACCACCAAGTTGCTTTCCCTGCTTTCATTAGCTCGCCATTGACACCGCCACAAGCTAAATTACAACCTTGCATGCGAATAAATAACGCAGGGACCCCGGTGGTAAATCCTTCGCCTTGTATACTCATGAATATTTCAGAAATCTTCATTATGCAGTCTCCAATGCAGATTTAATTGTATCCTTAGGCATTAAACCTCTAATAGTTCGAACAAGCCCACCATCTTTATATATCATAACTGTCGGTATTGCCATAATTTGATTTTCTTTTAAAAAATTACGAACTTCTGGTTTATCTTGTTCATCTGCATTAATCATAACAAGTTTAAACTTACCGTCCATTTCTTTATGTAAAGATTCTAATATGGGTGTCATCACTTTACAGGGACCACACCATGGAGCCCATACATCTACTAATACTAATCCTGTTTTTGGTATCATGGATTATCCTCTGGAAAGCTATCTAATTGATTTAATATGTCTTTAATTTGAAATTCAACACCGGAAAGTTGCATGCCTAGCGTTGATATGGTGTTTACAATAGTAGTATTTATTGTCTCACGTTCCTTTATTTTTTCTGCTAAATCTTCTAAAAGTTCTTCTTTTGTGTTTCCCATATCCTATTTCCTTTCACTATATAATAATTCAACTTCTGGATTATAAAATATCCCCTCTACAGATAATATCTTATCCCACAAATCAGGGTCTGTCCATTTTTTCTTAATTGCCGGGCTGAAAATAATATTTCTGATATCATAACCACCATCTAACCATAAATTTATATAGTCTTCGTATGTTGCCTCAGCATATCCCGTCTCTGTTTCATGTACGGTTACGGATAATAATTCAAGATCGCGTTCGCCATTATTAAATTTTGTTTTGTTAAATATTTCGTTAATAATTGCATAAAACATCACAGCATATTGTTCAGCTGTAGGAGAACATGGCATTTCAATCCATCTATCATTATTAATTGTTACCAATTGTTTATAATCATTTTTTTCTTTAGTCCATAATGAATATGCATTATCAAAGGAACTTATAATATCTTTAATATGTCCTTTCATCAAACCAAAATCCAACACCATTCCTGCATTATCTAAATATTGTGACTTAACTTTTATTTCGACTTTATATGTATGAGAATGAATAGATTTCTTGCATCGATCAGATGAACAATCTCTGACTATATGCATTCCGTTAAATTGAAATTGTTTTCTTATTATCATAATATTATCCTTCTGTCTTCCAAGATTTTACAAAGCCTTTGGCAATAAGAGGTTTATCATAAAATGTTTCTTTACCTCTCTTTACTGAAATTTCATCGACGTAAACATGTGGATAATCCTTTATAAAGTATGATAATATATGATATATATCCAATAACAAATTACCACACTTTTCAATTAATATATATCGTTCACTATATTTAATTGACTCTTCATTATCCGTTATTAAACAATGATCGAACCGATCAATTATGTCTAAAAACTGTTTAATCTGTTCGGCATCAGGTATATTACTTTTAACTGTTATCGATATTTCAATAGTACCACCTATTTTACCCCAATGCCCGGTTTCTACAATATCTGTTATTTTATACATTTTATCTCCTATTTTCCAAATTTATCTAAAAGTTTTTTATTGTTATTAATTCGTAATAATGCATTGAATATATCCCAACCGTGTTCCATGTCTTCTAGACTTAAGGGATAAAATTTATATTCCTCCGAATCTTTGCTTAATTTAATAATACCACCAGATTCAATTTTTTGTTTATATGTTTCTTCATATAATATTCTATACGCTGATAATTGTATAGCCATCTCAGGTGATACATAGTTGCTTGTTTTAATATCTAATAAATAAATTTTATTATCTTTCTCTGCTATTAAATCTATAGTACCACCAAATAAATATTCTTCACTAACTAATTTTACTTCACTATGAAGATACTTTGTTGGTTTCCAATCCTTTTCCCAATTACAAAAAGCCATATATCCAAATTTAGCTTTCTTTAAATGCTCTTTAGAAAACTCTGATATATCAGGCATTTCATTTTTAATCTTGCATTCGCATAAATAGTGAGTAATAGTTCCTATTGACGCAGCTTCTTTTGTAATTTCGTCACTATCAATTCCTTGCTGTAGTGCTATCTTTTTTGCCCAATTGATAAGAATTTGTTTGTTCCAGCCAAGGTTATTACTTATAACCGTTGTAACGGAAGGAACATTAACTCCATTTGATGTATAATACTTTGTATGTGCCATTATTTATAATAATAATGCACTATATAAATTTTTCAACTATTTTTGTTGCGAAGAATTTTATATGATTCAATCATCAATTTATCACGCATATTCTTTTTTCTATTAGATTCACCAAAACGTTTTGTAAATCCACCTGTTCGCACTTGTGCCGGAGAACCTGGCCGTTTTGTTATATCTATCTTTTTAACTCTCATTATTCCGCGTGGCTTACCAATACCTATTATACCCTTCATGTAATGAGGTCTTATATGAGCAATTGCATCCCCAATTTTACCTATAATATCAGACATTGGCGATGAATCGGGTGGGTCTAATGTTACAAGAGGTGCAGGCGGTCCTTCTGGTATATTGTCACTATCAAATTCTTGATATGTATCACGAATATATGTAACTAACGATCTATATAAATCATTATTATTGCCTTTAATTTGATTTAATAATTCGGATACAGGCATATTACGAATTTCATCACTGAAATTCTCTACATCATCACCCATACACCCACAAGGACCAAACATTTCCTTAATGGGTGCTTTTTTTGTTTTTTTCTTAATTTTCATAATATCGTCCTAATTACGTTGTTTCAACATATCTATTATATGTTCAAAATCTCCATTGTTATAAAATACTTCTGGTGGAAATATTTTCTTCATTATTATATGATCTGATGGAAACATATTGATCAAATTTCTCACAATAGTTCCGGAAAGTTCAACTGGACCTGATATATGTGTTGTTTTACCTGTTTTAGTAACTATAGGCATATCTTGATTGCCTAAATCAACTATCGGCCGAATGGTTTCTGAAACTTCAATGTCTATGTTTTTTGCCCTAAGTTTTCCGAGATTTTTAACATAATCACTTACTCTATCTGATCCGGCATATACAGTAAATATTACATTATTGCCTTTTAATTTTTCACTTAATTGTTGTATATAAATATCAGGGTTTTTTGCTTTTTTATCATTCCCGGCAGTTAATAATATTAAATCCGCCAAATCTTTCACCGGGCTAATAGATGAAAAAATTAATTTCATATTTTTTAATAATGGAAAATAATAATCCCTCCATATAGTTTCTGATATTTTTCCTCCTGCGCCTTGTCGTTCTCTTCCAGAAGTAAAGATAATATTGTAATCGTTTCCATCTTCACTCATTTGTTTTGCAACATTAAAATGACCTATGTGTGGTGGTGTAAATGATCCTGGGTACAATCCCACTTTAATTGTATCGTTATTTTCTAATATTAAATTTACAATTTTATTAAAATTCATTTCTGAAATTTTCCATACATTAAATTAGCTTTACTAAAGTCTAGTCTATCTACTAGTTTTACTTGATTATCTCCTATAAATAGCACAAATCCTTCGCCGGGTGTTATTTCCCAGCTACCGTCAGGTTGTTGTAAAAATGATTTTCCTAGTTTACTTTCTACTTTATTAAATATATTTACAAATACACCCTTAATTTTAATCATATAATATGTGGCAATAATTAAAGCTTTAAAATTAGGATCTTCTATAATTTGTCGAAGTTCATCAAACCTTTTTTGTGCATTTGCAACACCTCGTGGACCTTTTCCTTCAGATTCTGCGGTTTGACGTATATCAAAAAATTCGTTTAATGCATCACTAAATTCATCTTCATTATATTCACCATGAGATGAAACTGCATTAGTATATACGTTTGGTGGATCTTTCTTAACCTCATTGTTTAAAAATCTTTTAAGTATATCTAATAATCTCGAGTTTATATAAAAATTATTAAATTCATCTGTTATGGATTCTACATTAGATTCTACTATTTTCATCCATTTTTCAATTAATGATTTATCTGTTTGACTAATATCAATATTAACTTTTTCATAAGATGAACTTCCAATATATACACCCGTTTCCTTACCGGCTTGAATTAAATTTTGAATATTTTTACCAGCTGGGGTTGTATTAATATTATTTCCCATGGCTGAACCGTGAAACGAATCATGTACAAATATTCCTAATAAAGCCCCCTTAACTGCATTATAATTATCTGATTCTGCATCAACTGGTATTGCATATTTAATAGTATTAGGTTTAAACGTTATATAATGTTGTCCATCTATTGTTTCAAGTCTTTTATCTCCTAACGTCGCAAACAATAAATCACCTTGAAAAATTCTATCATCCCCAGAAGCCCCATACACTTTAGATAATTCTGATAGTGCAGATTTTAGTTTTTCTGTTAAATCACCCCTACCACCATAATATGCCTCTATATCATCTATATTATGAATAATCTTAGGATCTTTAGCAAAAGCTGCTTTCATAGCAATAAAGAATTCCCCATTATATTCTTCACGCGGATCTTTACCGAAATATAAAGCAGGCGCGCCATCTACTTTAAGATTAACAACGGTTTCACTTTCTAACCCCGAAAGATAATTTAATAAACCAAGAACTTGTTGTTTAAATAAATAAAATCCTTGTTTACCCATTTCAACTAATAAATCTTCAAGGTGAGATAAATGTAACTTGGGTATACCCGTACTTTCTATAAGTACGTTATTAAATGAAATATAATCTTTAAATGTAATCATTATGGGGGTCCATCATGTGATATTGATTCGGGGGTAGAAGGGTTAACCGGTACATCCTTAATCGTATTAACATGATGATCCATATACTTTATTAACTCGTCAATATGTTTTCTATATTTTGTTTCTAATATATCATTTCCGTGTTTATCTTCCGTAAGTTTAATATAACGCATTAATGGAACATATATATCTTTATAATTAGCCTTTAAACTCTTCATTATTTTATCTTTATCAACAAAGTCTTTTATATCTGGGGATTTAATTGTTAATGGACTTTTTGCTTTTTCTCTTAGTTCCTTAAAAAATTTAATAAACCCATCTGTACCAAATTTTTTAATATTGTTAAATAAACTTTTTACAGTTTGATCACCCGCTATGATGCCTAATGTAGATTTATCCATATCTTTACCTATTTGTGCGGGATCAGCAGGTGGTGGAGGAGCTGGCATACCTGGAGCCGCCGGTACTCCAGCTTCAGATATTATTAGTTTTAAATAATTTTCTATTACCATGTCAAATTTATTCATAATAATTCCTTACATTTACTGCATCGCTGGAGCTGCTGGAGCTGCTGGAGCTGCTGGAGCTGCTGGCTGATCTATTTTAGGCATATCATCATTTTCTTCATCATCATCTGCTTGGCCATTTTGTACTCTTTCTGAATTTAATACCTTAATCACATCTGCTGCAGCTGATGATATTTTTCTTAAAATTAAATACCTTTTAATGATATCCGCAGTTGATAACATATTATCATCATTAGATTTTAAGTCTACAGTTGGATTATCTGGATCACTGGCGGATATTATAGAATCTATACCCTTAACTTCATTGGGTAAATTTAACACATCAGACTGCATGTCTTGTATATATCTTTTTATACGTGTTGGATCCATTAAATCAATTGCATTAATTAGTTGTTCACCATTAACAGGTGTATTTTTATCAATTTTAGGGGTTTGTGAATCTTGTCCTGGGGGAGTTCCACCTGCCGCGGGATCCATTGCTGGAGATGCACCAGCCGCTGCGGGATCTATTGCCGGTGGTGCTCCGGCAGCTGCAGGGCCCATTGCTGGAGGCGCCCCGGCAGCTAATGGATCCATCCCTGCCGGATCCATTCCAGGGATTGGCATACCGGCTTCCCATAATAATTTATTAAATAATGTTGTCATGAAATTATTTACCTTATAGCTAATGAAGATTTTACCTTTAATTGATTAAAATATGTTCTATTTAAAAAATGTAATTCATATTGTGATGTAAATCTTTTTGCGTCCTTAAGGGAATATTCCTTCTTTTGGCGTTTTGACAATTTGGATAACAATTGTCCAAATTGTTCTATATATTCACCTTTGCCGCTTAAAATACCATCACAAAATTCGCGCATAGAATTAACGCCCTTAAGTTCAACAAACGTTATAGGAATAATACGTTGAATCTTTTTTAATAATGTTCTAAGTAACTTTACCATATCATTTTTATCACAATACTCAAATATTTCACAATTTAAATCGTTATCACCCATACATAAAATAACTTTCCCTTGTGTAATATTTTTAATATGTTCACAAATATGATATGTGACGTAATGATAAATTATTTTAAGGGTATCTTTATTCCTCAATTTTATATGTGGTAATAATAATTGGTGTTCTTTAAGTCTATTAATAATTGATGTTTCAATAACATCATCAAATAATCGACCAACATCTACTAAATGCAAATTGTGTTCTGATACGTAACAATTCATATTTTTTGCAAAAAAAATTTTTAGAATCTATAAGTACTATCAAGAGCTTTAAGCATAAAGATATATTACACTTTATAGTACTCTTAGGCTCTTCAAGTTATATTTATTATACCTTTGTTTTTTTTATTTGTCAACGGGTGTCCTATATGTTTTTTATGTTTATTTGATTCTATACTGAGTCGACAAATTGATTTTTTGACATTTTGAAATCATTCATTTATAAACGATTTTAATATAATTTTTTCAATTGTATTCAAATTTAAACCATTGACGTTTGCTTCACTAATTATTTTCTTTAATGCTGAAATATTTTCTTTTATTTTACTTTCTACATCTAATTCTAAATTATATTGTGCAATTAATTGTTCAGTAGTTAATTGGTCATCTTTTTTCAAATAAATTGAGTTATTTAAAATTGATAATTCAGCTTCGTTAATTAATGATTTCAACCTTATTATGTATAAATCTGATTTAGTTAATACCGCGCGTTCAATAACCGTTTCAGGTTTCTTTATTATTTTACCTGATTCATCAATTAATCCTAATTGAAATGCCGGCCATTTATTAAAAGGTGTTTGTAATCTATTTAATAAATAACCCATTGTTATACCATTTTCAGTTGTTTCACGTATCATTGCATTAAAATCTAAACCGCGGACATGGTGTTTACTAAACGGATTTATAGGACACCCTAGACCTATATTTGAAGAACCACACCATATACATTTACCACCATTGTTAATATGTACATGTTTACCCTTAGGCCCGTACGGACAACCTATACCATAATTTGGAGAATTACAATAAATACATTTACTTTGTGCCATAATGTTTACCCTTTATTTTTAGGAGCTTTACCAATTCTAAGATTTATTATACCATTATAATAATTTTCGTTCAATAGTACACCCATATCAAATTGTGTTTTTGCTTCATGGTATGCTAATTCCCATTTACTATTACATAATTTTAATATTGAAAATTTAAAGTTATCTTTACCCAATTGTTTAATATCATCGTTTAATTCGTTACTACTACTGGTATAAGATTTCCAATCAGTTTCAACAAGTATATGTCGCTTATTCTTTTTGCCCTTAAGGGGTTTAAGTTTTTTAACATGTAACATTTGTTTCTTTCCTATATACTTTTTCCCGGTAGTAGTATTTTCTATACAATATATAAATCCATATGTATTTCGAGGAATTACATCATTATATTCCCAATGCCCTAAATCTAAATGTAAATTATTATTCATCATATGGTTCTTCAACATCTAATAATGATTTCATTATTCTATATTGCAATTTATCTTTTTCTTTTTCCTTATCAGGTAATTCTTCATATGGAACATGCTGATCCGCATTCCATTCTTCGCGGGGATTTCTTTCCATCCATTTTATATGAATATACTCAGCACCTGCTTCTTCATCATCCGGAAATTTTTCAACAGCTTCCTTGGCTGCTTCACCTGCAGCTAAGTTTTCTCTTTTCCAATCAGAATGCAATTTATCAAAAGGAACATTAATATCACCTTCAGTACCATCACTATTCTTTTTTATTCTAGGTTTACCTGTACCTTCCGGATCCCAGTTCTTACGCCATTTTTCATGGGCCATGGAAGCAAATTCAATTACGGGATCGGTATCTTCTAATATTAGATTAACTAAATAATCAAATTTCATTTTTATTTATTCCTTTTTATTTTCTTTTCCATTTTATCTAATTCGGGGTAATATCTCGAACCCAATTCGGCGACATGATCCTTAGCAATTTCCCGTGCAATATTAGGATTTGATGTATGTTCTTTTTCAACTTGTGCACCGCGTTTTAATGATTTCTTTACTTTTTTAAGTGGCTCATTATGTTTTTTGGCTAAGTCATTATCAGACAATCCGTCTGCTAAACCACCTTTAAGATATTCTTTTTCTGTCAATATAGGTTGAACTGTTTTTTCTATATTTAAAAATATTGATTTATTCAATCTATCTTCAAACATGCCTACTAATTTTGTACTTAATTGTTCAAAATTATTATCATCCGTGTTAAATTTAATCTTTAAATGTCCATAATCATTACGTACAGTATCATAAACTTCTGTATGCTCTTGAACCATATGTTCAACAATTCTTTCTAAATTTTTTTGTGTTATTGTTAATACAAATGATGTATTTAATTCTTTAATTATGCGTCTAGGATACAAAGCTTTATTAAAATATGAATCAAATAATGTATTTTTTCTTTTTCTTTTTTTAGCATTACCTATTCTAGTTATAACATTACCTTTACCTAATACCTTGGGTATACGCGCATCACCTTTTGCATAAAAGTCTGATCCGCCGGGCACATCACCACCATGTCCAGTACAATCAGTATTTGGACCCATTAGTACACTACCTGCGGTCATTTCATTGATTTTTTTCTTATTTTTCATATAATACTCCGTTGCAATATGTCAAGTTTATCGTATAATTATTTAGTATATACAAGGAGTTTTTAACGGTATGTCTGGCAAAAAATCATCATTATTTGATTTAATGACTAAATATAAAACAGAATTTGAAGAAGATGCTGTTATTAATGAGTTTAATTTAAAAGATAAACAATTAATGTTACCGGGCATTAAACATAAATATGTTGCCTATCTAATACAGCATAAGGTCCGTAAACATGAATTAGAAAACATAAAGAAAGAAGCCATAGAAGAACTTTTTAAAAAAGAAAATTTAGATATAGGTTTAAGTAAACAAGCAATGGAAAAGAAATACGAAAATTCAGCTCCAATTCAAAAGATTAACAGTTTAATAAAAGAACAAGATATAATTATTGATTACTTGGAAAAAATAGAAATCATTTCTAAATCAATGACCTATGATATTTCAAATATTATAAAAATAATGGAGCTAGAAACCACATAATGGTTAAATTTGTATTTGATTGGGATCCCAAATATAAACTTGGCATCGTATATAGCGAACAATTAGATTTGCTTCGCGAATCAATGTCTGTAGAAGATAAAGGTGCAACACTAGGCAAATACAGACGAAGT